GTAAATATGGTCATATATCAGAGCGCACAATATCTAGCGGCTGTGCTGAATGCAGTAAATATAATTCTAAAAAATATCACAAAAAAAATAGAAAACAATGCCTTGTTAAAATGAAAGAAAGAAACGGAGCTTATTATCAAAAAAACAGTGAAAAAATAAAAACTCAAGCAATAAAATATCAAAAAGAAAACGCAAAAGAAAGAACTGCATATAAAAAAGAATGGGCTAAAGAAAAAGCAAAAAACAACCCAGAATTTAAAATGGGGTTAGTATGTAGACGAATGTTGCAAAGAGCATTAGGATTATCAGGTCAAAAAAAATATAAAAGAACTTTTGATTATTTAAAATATTCAAGCGATGACTTAATAAATCATTTAGAATCGCAATTTAAAGATGGTATGAACTGGGAAAACTATGGGGAATGGCATATAGATCACATAACGCCAATTTCTTATTTAATAAAAAATAAAATAATAGACCCAGCAATAATAAACGCATTAACCAATTTACAGCCATTATGGGCAAGTGAAAATATGTCGAAAGGCTGTAAAACTAACTTAATTACAGGAATATAAAAATGGCAGTCGATACAAAACACAGCGAGTATCACGAATATTATGAGCAATGGGAACGATGCGAACACGCGTCAGAAGGGCAAGACGAGATCCACGAATATGGTATTAAATACCTTCCACGCCTAAGCGGTCAAACTGACGCGGAATATTACGCTTATAAACAACGTGCGTTATATTACAACGCCACAGCAAGAACGATTGATGGCTTAACGGGAATGATATTTCTTAAACCCGAAGTCATCACAGCACCCGCTGCAATGGATAATATTATTTCAGATGTGACGATGGGCGGGTTATCACTGCATCAATTTGCTGAAATCATTAGCGAAGAAGTTATCACCATTGGACGTTGTGGCGTGCTTGTTGATTATCCACCTATTGTTAACGCGGTAACACTTGCACAAGCACAGGCACAAGGCGCAAGACCTTACGCGACCATGTACGATGCAGAATCAATTATAAACTGGAAAACGGGGCGCATTAATAACGTTGAACAGTTAACGCTTGTTGTGCTTGAAGAAGAAAACGAGATCGCAGTTGATGAGTTTGAATCTAAATGCGAACCGCAATGGCGCGTTTTAGATTTAGGTGATGGTGGCTTTTATCGTCAACGTGTTTTCAGAAAAGACAAACGCGGTGAGTTTATTTTAGTGAATGAAATTTATCCACAAATTAACGGGCGACCACTTAACAAAATACCGTTTGAGTTTTTTGGCGTGCGTGACAATTCACCTTGCGTGGATAAACCGCCATTGCTTGATCTTGTCGATGTGAATTTATCGCATTACAGAACCACAGCCGATTATGAACATGGCTTGCACTTTACTGGACTTCCAACACCAGTAGTCACTGGTTATTATTCAGACGATAAAAGCGCGTCACTTCGTATCGGTAGCGGAACGGCATGGTTATTGCCAGACCCACAATCAAAAGCATTTTATCTTGAATTTACAGGGCAAGGTTTGGGTGAATTGCGCGAGGCATTGCGCTCAAAAGAGGCAATGATGGCAACGCTTGGAGCGCGTATTTTAGCACCTGAAAAACGCGCAGCAGAATCAGCGCAAACGGCTAATATTCACAGATCAAGTGAAAACAGTGTACTTGCTTCAATTTCACAATCAATTAGCATTGGATTAACGCACGTCATGGAATATTTGCGCGATTGGTCGGGCGTAACTGGTGATGTTAAAGTTGAGCTAAACCGTGATTTTATTCCAAACTCAATGACAGCTCAGGACTTGGATGTGCTTGTTAAGAGTTGGCAAGCAGGGGCAATATCAGCTAATGTTTTGTTTGAAAATCTTGTGTCTGCTGACATTATTTCTCAAGATACAAGCTTTGACGATGAGCAAGAGAGGATTAAAATAAATCCTGCTGGCGGTGGAATGTAGTATAATGAACGAGTCTAAAAATCACTGAAATGGCTTTTAGACTCTCATCAATTATGAACATGCGAGGTTCAAATGACTAAAGAAAGTTTATCACACAAAAGCGGTATTTATAAAATAACAAATACCATTAATCAAAAAATATATGTTGGAAGTGCTGTAAATTTACAGGCACGGTTTAACTTGCATAAAACTAACTTACGCGCAAATAATCACCACTCTAAAAAGCTTCAAAACTCATGGAACAAGTACGGGAGTGATTTTTTTATATTTTCAGTTATTGAGTTAGTTGAAAAAGATATTTTAATTGCTAAAGAACAATATTACTTTAATTTATTAAATCCTTTTGGTGCCAATGGATATAATACAGCCACAGTAGCCGGATCTTCTTTAGGAACAAAAAGAAGTGATGAGACAAAAGAAAAAATAAGGATTGCATCAGGAAGCAGAAAACACACTGAAGAATCAAAAAGAAAAATATCAGCGTCCAAAAAAGGCGTTTCATCAAATATAGATAGAAAAACTATGCTGGCACACATTGCAATATTAAGCATAAACAGAACTGGAAAAAAACAGTCGCCAGAACATCGTGCAAAAACAAGAGTTGCAATGCTTGGAAAAAAGCATTCAGAAGAAACAAAAAAAAGAATGTCTGAGGCTCAAAAAAATATTGCACCAGAGGTTAGGAAAAAAATGAACGAAAATAATAAACTAAGAGTAACAGACGAATTTAGAAAAAAATGCAGTATTGCATCAACAGGAAGATTGCACTCTAAAGAAACAAAAAAAATAATGTCTGATGCAAGAGTGGGGTCAAAACTTTCAGCGGAAACAATCGCTAAAAGAACAGAAACAAGAAGAAAAAATGCTAAATTATTAGGGAAAACGTACTAATGGAAGAATCAGCTAACACGCAACTGCGCGATAAAACGATTGCACATGAAATTTATTTGCAGCGATATTATTCATCAACAAGTAAAAAGGTCATGGACTTGTTGCGTGTTGTTGAAAAAGATTTGGTTAAACAATTAAAAACGCTAGACCTTGATAACCAAATGACAATCCCGCAGATTGACGCGCGGTTAGAATCAGTGCGGGCGATTTTAAATGAAGGTTATGATTTAGCCGGTAAAGAGTTAATCAGTAACATGAAAGACGCAGCAGAGTATGAGCAAGAATGGCAAATCAAAGCCATTGATGATTCAACGCCTGTTGTGCTTGATATGGTAGCGGTTGCGCCCGTGACGTTATTTGCTGCGATTGAATCAAAACCATTGCAGGGAAAACTGATTAAAGAATGGATTGATAAACTAGATCAAGATAGTTACACGCGCATACAGGACGCGGTTAGGATTGGCTTAGTTGAAGGGCAATCTTATAGTGACGTGGTTAAACGCATTACCGGCACAAAAGCACTGCAATACACTGATGGCATTAACTCACTTAACGCACGTCAAACGCAGGCGTTAGTATCAACTGCAATGTCACACGCAACCAATGTAGCAAGCGAAGAATTTTATAAAGCCAACGACGATTTAATAAAAGGCTGGCAATTTTTAGCTACGCTTGATTTTAAAACAACAACCCTGTGCAAATCATACGATGGTCAAAAGTTTGATTTAGGTAAAGGTCCATATCCACCTGTCCACGTTAGATGCAGATCAAGCACTGTGCCTGTTTTAAAATCGTGGAAAGAAATGGGAATGAAAGACCCACCACCAGGAACAAGATCATCACTTGATGGGCAAATTAGCGAAACAATCAATTATGATGAATGGTTGCGTAAACAATCACATGAAAAGCAAGATGAAGCACTAGGAAAAGGAAAAGCTGAAATATTTAGATCGGGCGTAAAGCTGGAACGATTTGTTGAAAATGGGAAAGAATTAACACTTGAGCAATTGAAAAAAATTGAAAAGTAAATGTTTATGCTGTATAAATGCGACAAACACTCGCCACGTGTTTACTCTAGTGTCGTTGGTGTTACACCTTTCATCAACGGCACACCCTAATTTGTAAGGAAATATTTATGTCATTTTTTGATAATATTGTTCATAAAGTTTCAGACGGTGCTAAAAAAG